TTATGTTAGAACTAAAGCAATTTCAACAGGAGCAAAACACTTGGCGGTTGATGTTTCAAAAATATCAAAACCTAATGTTAAGATTGAAATACCAAAAGTCGAAATAATTGAATTAAACACAAAACCTAAAGATAGTCCTTTTGAATGTTTTGGGTGTAGCTCTTAAATATAAATCCCGACGTGTCGGGATTTTTCATTTTTAATCTATTTAAAGAAAAATAGATAGTACTATATTTATAGTTATGGCAAATGGTGTTACTTATGGTATTAATTTCCCTTTTCGAGATTCTAGACGAGGGGATTATTTAGAACTTACTGAACTACAATCCCAAGAAATTAAAGCGGACTTAATACATTTATTGTTAACAAGAAGAGGTTCTCGATACTTTTTACCGCAATTTGGCACAAGATTATATGAATTTATCTTTGAACCATTTGATGGTGTTACTTTTACTGCAATTGAATCTGACATAAGAGACGCTATTGAAAATTTTATGCCAAATTTATTAGTTAATAGCTTAAGTATATTACCTGCAGACCCAGAAGAAGAAGTTGATATTGCAACAGGTCAAAATTTTGTGGGAACTAGTGAATCATCAATTTACAGATTTCCGGGTAAAGGAACTTCTGAATACACCGCAAAAATAAGATTAGATTACTCAACAAACGGCTCAACATACGCACAGAGTGATTTTGTTATTATTAATATTTAATATAAATGGCAAATAATAAAATATCGTACGCAACAAGAGATTATCAGTCAATTAGGACAGAACTTTTAAATTATACTAAAACTTACTATCCTGACTTAATTCAAGATTTTAATGACGCTTCAATATTTTCCGTATTTATTGATTTAAATGCTGCAATTGCTGACAACTTACATTATAATATTGACCGAAGTATTCAGGAAACAGTATTACAATATGCACAACAAAGGTCGTCAATATATAATATTGCTAGAACTTATGGATTAAAATTACCAGGTCAAAGACCTTCAGTTTCTTTGGTTGATTTTTCAGTTACAGTTCCTGCTTTTGGTGATAAAGAAGATGAGAGGTATCTTGGAATATTAACAAGAGGTTCACAAGTTGTTGGTGCCGGAATTGTATTTGAAAATGTTAATGATATTGATTTTGCCTCACCATATAATTCCCAAGGGTTTCCAAATAGATTAAAAATTCCAAACTTTAATTCTAATAATATTTTAGTTAATTATACTATTACAAAAAGAGAAGTTGTTGTTAATGGTATAACAAAAGTATTTAAAAGAGTTATTGGTGCAAATGATGTTAAACCTTTCTTTGAATTATTTCTACCAGAAAAGAACGTATTAGGTATTACAAGTGTCATATTAAAAAATGGTACACAATATACAAATACACCGACAACTGCAGAGTTTTTAGGTTTAGATAATAAATGGTATGAGGTAGATGCTTTGGCGGAAGACCGAGTTTTTATTGAAGACTTAACAAAAGTTTCCGACCAACCTGGAATTAAAGTTGGAAAATACATTCAAACACAAAATAGATTTATTACGGAATTTACACCTGAAGGATTTAAAAAAATGACATTTGGTGGAGGAACAAACACTGCTCAAGACCAATTAAACCAATTTACAACTTTAGGTACCACACTAGAACTTCAAAAATATTCAAATAATTTTTCATTAGGTTCGGCATTATCTCCAAATTCAACATTGTTTATTCAATATAGAGTTGGTGGTGGATTAGCAACAAATTTAGGTTCAAATGTAATTAATCAATTAGGTACCATATCTTTTTATGTTAATGGGCCTTCTGAAACAACAAACTCTACTGTAGTTAATTCATTAAGATGTGTAAATGTCACGGCAGCTGTTGGTGGCGCGGGAATTCCCTCATTGGAAGAAATTAGAAATTACGTTTCATTTAATTTTTCAGCACAAAAAAGGGCGGTAACAGTACAAGATTATGAATCAATTATTAGAAACATGCCGTCCCAATTTGGTGCACCCGCTAAAGTTTCTATTACCGAAAATAATAATAAAATTTTAATTCAAATACTATCTTTTGATACTTCAGGTAAATTAACAAACATTGTTTCAAATACTTTAAGACAAAACATTGCAAATTATTTGTCAAATTACCGAATGATGAATGATTATATTTCTATATTCAGTGCTGAGGTTATTGATTTGAGCGTTGATGTTGCAATTGTTTTAGATTCCGCTCAAAACTCAGGACAAGTTATTTCAAGTGTTATTGATAAAGTATCAACATATTTTAACCCTCAGACAAGACAATTAGGTCAAAATGTCTATTTATCAGAACTTAGAAGTATTATTCAAAACACAAATGGGGTATTAACCGTGACAACCTTAGATATATTTAATGAGGTTGGAGGTCAGTACTCATCTGCAGAAACATCTATGGAGTATTCAGACCCGGCAGTAAAACTTATTGGGCCAGTTGATGATACTATATTTGCGCAACCATCACAAGTTTATCAAATTAGGTACCCTGGTAAAGATATTAAAGTTTCAGTTAAAAACTTCCAATCGATTACTTTCTCTTAACAAGTTCACTTATTTTTTCTTTAGATTATTATTTAATTGTGTGTGTTCATTTTAAAAATCCCACATAAACTATTTATTAATTAAAGGTATTAATGGGTCAATCATATAGAATAAGGACTGAGTTAGGTATTAACAAAACAATCAACGTACAATTAGACCAAGAGTTTGAACAATTAGAGATTTTATCTTTAAAATTACAACAAGAAGATGTTTATAATAGAAGTTGTGCGGATTATGGAGTTATTGTTGGAAGAGTAACCGCAAACAATGGGTTTGGATTACCAAACGCTAGAGTATCAATCTTTATTCCTATTAGTAATCTTGATGTATCAAACCCAATAATTTCTAGTATCTATCCGTATAAATCACCTAACGACACAAATGAAGATGGATATAGGTATAATTTATTACCTTACATGAAATCTTATTCCGCTCATGCGGCAACAGGAACTCTTCCATCAAGAATGGATGTGTTAACAGAAACAACCACAATTGAAATTTATGACAAATATTATCTTCTAACATCCAAAACAAATGAAAGTGGTGATTACATGATAATGGGTGTGCCAATAGGGTTTCAAACTGTAGTTATGGATGTTGATTTATCTGACATTGGAGAGTTTTCATTAACACCACAAGATTTAATTAGAATGGGTCTTGCAACTGAAGGACAAGTTGCGGGTAATAGATTCAAAACATCAACAGATTTAAATTCATTACCACAAATTATAAATTCTGTTAAACAGTTAGACATTTCACCACTTTGGGGTGAACCTGATATTTGTGACATAGCCATTAATCGTTTAGATTTTGATTTAAGAGACGATTCAAATGTTGACATACAACCCACAGCGGTTTTTATGGGCTCAATATACTCAACTCCAGATAAATTTAGAGTTAGAAAAAAAGGAAGACCAAAAGATAATATGGGAAATCTTTGTAGTTTACAGTCAGGACCTGGACAAATATTGGTAATTAGACAAACTATTCAACAAGATGATACAGGTAAACCAATATTAGAAGAATTTAAATTAGAACAATCAGGAAATATTATTGACGGTGATGGGGTTTGGTTAACTGAATTACCAATGAATTTAGATTATATTATCACTAATGAATTTGGAGAGAGAGTTATTTCAAATGACCCAACATTGGGAATACCAACTAAATCAAAATATCGATTTAAAATTAAGTGGCAGCAACCTCCATCATTAACTGACGTAAAACGACCATATTTTTTAGTTCCAAATATTAAAGAGTATGGTTGGACAAATACCGGAACTGACCCAAATTTGGAGTCCAACTATTTAACTAATGAAGAATTAGCGGGTTCTTATTATTTTGGATTAGATTGGACGGGATATACAAATACACAAGCAGCAATAAATTGCGAAGATACTTTTTATGAATTTGAATTTAATAGAGTTTATACTGTTTCAGGATTTATTGACCAATTTAAAAATGGTTTTAGAGGTAGATTTATTGGCATTAAAGAAATTGATAGTCAAGATTGTGATAGCATCAATAAATTTCCAGTAAATGAGGGGTTTAGAAATTTTGATTTAATATATTTTTTATTTTCAGTTCTTCTTACAATATTACAACCAGTTGGACTGGTAATTATATACATTGCAACCCTAATACAGTTTATACAAAATTTTCTTTATTTCATTTTGTGTGCAATTTCTAAAATAAAAATTTTAAGGTATCGGCCATTCAAGCGATATTCTAAATATTGTATAAGAAAAGATAATTCATTCAGAATACCAATGATTACCTATCCAGACTGTCAAGCTTGTGAATGTGACACATTAGTTGTAGGAGCAACTACTTCGACCTCAACACCTCCAGCAGACGCTAATTTTTTAACTCCAATATCTGACCCAACACTTTATTATGACTTAGTTGAACAATATTATGCATCCGCTTTGGGTACGTTTTGGGATGACTTTAATTATCAAAATGAAGTTATTCTAAATTTAACTGAAGCTCTCGCAACAAACCCAGCAAATGTAAATGGTTATTTGTATAAAACAGCGGTTAGTGAGGTACGACAAACAAGAGATGGAGAAACTCCATCTCTTCTTTTTCCAACTAATCCTGTTGTTTATGGACCATGGGGATATAGTTTTCAATCAACAATACCGTTAGGTGTTAGAATTAATATTTTTAATACAAACAACAAGTATTATGAAAATGTTAATAGGATTAAAGTCACTTTTGCCGCAGATTCAAATTTAAATTATCACTACGACAATACTTTAACAGTATTGGTAGTTCCTGATTTTGTTGAAAATTTAGAACCAGGTTCAATTTTATCGTTTATAAACCCTAGTGGTTCTACAGACTCTAACTTTTTGTGGTCGCAGAACGTTACAGTTAGTGCAGGAGTATCACCAACAAATGCTGTTAATGGTATTATAGGAAAATTGCAAACCGATGAATGTGTCATGA